TCAGTCGTTATCTCATGCGGCTATAGAAGAGGCGGGAAACTACTCTGACCCAAGCTGTATCTGGAAGCTATTTGGAGCACTTCGAGGTAAGGGTGGTGGTCAGGTTATTCTTACCTTTAACCCAGGCGGTGTAGGGCATGGCTGGCTAAAAGAGTTGTTTATCAAGCCAGCACCCAGAGGCATGAAGGTTTTAGAAAAGTTATTACCTAACGGCGCTAAGTTTGATTACATCTATATTCCAAGTCGAGTAGTAGATAATCAAATACTGTTAGCTAGAGACCCTGAATACATTAACCGTTTGCACATGGTAGGTAGTCCAGAGCTAGTGCGAGCATGGTTAGAAGGAGATTTTGAGATTCATGAAGGCAGTTACTTTCCAGAGTTTAGCTCTAAACATATTATTGCTCCTTTCAACGTCCCAAAGCACTGGCCCCGCTATTTGGGGTTTGATTGGGGTTATAGTTCCCCTTTTGCTGCTGTCTGGGGTGCTGTTAGCTCTGGACGTGATGATGGAGGTAATGAAGTTCCGTATCCAAAGGGAAGTCTTATTATCTATCGAGAAATGTGGGGAAAAGGAGTCGATAACGTTGAGCAAGCAACTAGAATCGCTTCAGCATCCGTGGGAGAAAATCCAATAGCAGTAGCCGACCCATCAATCTTTAAGTGTGATGGTGGTCCTAGCATCAATGAGCAGTTCTCAAACGTGTTTGCTAAGTACAAACATCCACCGTTTAGAAGAGCCGATAACGACCGTATTTCAGGCTGGTCTCAGATACGGCAACGGTTAGTCGCTAAACCTCCGTTACTCTACATTTTTGCAACTTGCCCATACCTCTTAGAAACTCTACCATCCATGTCAATAGACAAAAGGCATCCAGAGGATTTGGACACAACTGGGAATGACCATGCCTGTTTAGTCGGTGACACTTTAGTACAAACTGATTCAGGTCTTTTGCCAATTAAAAACCTTTGCGGTAATTTTTCCGTTTTTGTTTTGTCCCACGATGGGTTTTATCAAGAAGCTTGTGGGTCACTAACACGCAAACAAGCAAAAGTTATTACCCTTACTTTTGACGACGATTCACAAGTAACTTGCACTCCAGATCATAAGTTTCAGTTAATTGACGGGTCGTTTAAAGAAGCCTCTTTGCTTACATCTCAAGATCTGATACGCTGCGTTACGCATGAGAGTTACGGTTATTTCAGACACGCGCCAAGAGTTCGACGGGGTAAAATATTACCGTTGCGGGCATTACTTTTCATCGCAACAAAAACACGTTTGTGGCTCAAGAAGACTGCACAGAAAGGTTTGGGAATATTTCAATGGTGCTATTCCCAAAGGGTTTCATATCCATCACAAGGACCACAACAGAGCCAACAATCAAATAGAAAACTTAGAGTTGTTGGATGCAAAAACGCATCTATCAAACCACATGACGCCAGAACGCAGGGAAACTGCCAGAAAAAATATAATTGCCAAAGCACAGCCAGTTGCAAGACTTTGGCACACATCTCTTCAAGGCAGGGAATGGCACTCCGAACACGCCAGAGCAGTAGCAGCATCAATTCCGATAATTACAAAAACTTGCGAGTTTTGTGGGACAGAGTTTCAAACAAAAAAACACATGGATTGGAAAGCCAAGTACTGTCATCAAAACTGCAAAATGTCTGCACGTCGAAGACGGTTAAATCCATTTCTCATACCGAAACCCCGCAAGATGTCTATTGCTTAGTTGTCCCAAGTACAAGTACCTTTGTTCTGGGTAATGGTGTCGTGTCTCATAACTGCGACGCTTTACGCTACCTCTGCAAGGCAAGGTTAATTGACTCTAAGTGGGAACAACCAGCACAGGTTTTTAATAAAGGTGTGATACAACTACAAAGCTACATCGAAAAGATTAGGGCGAGAAACGCAAAAAGTAGAATATGAAGAAAGTTGCTAAGTCACTTGTAAAGAAATACTCGCCTCGCTGGTGGAAGCAACAAATCACTATCTCCGAAGACCGCCGTAAACGCTTTATAGGCGATGCTGAAGAGTCCATAAGGGTATACAACGCCCAAAAGCAGATCGACAGCCTAAAGGACGCCCAGCGCCGCTTAAACGTATGGTGGTACTGCATTAACACCCTACTACCTGCCTATTACAGCTCTACTCCTAAAGCCGAAGTAAACCTAAGAAAGCGCACAGGTGGCATACCCTACGAGCTTGGTAGCGTTATCCTTGAGCGTAATACCCAGTACTCAATGGATTGTCATTTTGACTTTGACAGAATTGGATACAATGCAGCTTTGCAGTTTTTGCTCACTGGGCAAGCTGTACTCTGGGCTAGGTACGAGCCGAAGTTTGAAACTGTATTTCAGCAAATAGCCGTTATACGCAACGAGGACGGTTCTTATTCTGACGGCAATGGTAACGCCTTTACCGATGAGTTAGAAGACATTACCGAGGCTCCTGGCGGCTTATTACTGGCGTCTGTAAAGGTAGAACAAAAAGTCAGTGAACGAGCAGTTCTAGACGTAGTGCAATACAATGATTACTTTTGTTCCGATGCTAGAAACGAGTCAGAAATAGAGTGGCAAGCAAGAAGAGCGTTTCTTGATAGGGACCAAGCCGAAGCTCTATTTGGTGCAGAAAAAGCCGAAATGCTCAGTTATGATAGTTTCCCAGAGGTTATTAAAAAGGAAATCGCTAGAAACGAAGACAAGTATGACGGCAAAGCTGAAGTATTTGAAATCTGGTGCCAAGCTACAAACAAAGTCTATTGGATTCAAAAGTCAGGCGATAAAATCCTAATTGATGAAACTGAACCACCAATTAAGTTTGAAAAGTTCTACCCCTGTTCTGCTATCCGTCAAAGTCTTGACCCAGACAGCGTAATTCCAGTTTCAGACTACGCACACGTTAAAGATCAAATCCTTGAGGTTGAGCGGCTCACTACTCGTATTCATGCAGTTACTCAAGCCATCCGCACTAACTTTGCGTATGACTCAGCTATGGGTCAAACCATTGAGCAAATCTTTCAAGATGACCTAAAAGGCGTTCCTGTTAATAACTGGACGTCAAATCAAGGTCGTGGCGGTCTTGCCGCTGCTATGAGTTTCTATCCAGTGGAACCATTTATTAACGCTCTAAACGTGCTTCAAGGCGCTAGACAGACAGCGCTTCAACAGCTTTATGAAACCTTAAAAGTATCTGATTTATTGCGTGGTACTTCAGAGCAGTACAAGTCAGCTACGGCCAATAGACTAGAGAATCAGTGGTCGTCACTTGGTCTCATTGTTCGGCAGAATATGTTTACCAAGTTTGTATCCGATGCCATTAGTAACCTTGGCACAATTATTGCGGAACAGTTTGACGATCAGCGCATCTTAGAAATAGCAGACGCAGATGAGCTTATCGCTCCAACTATCTACCTACCACCCCCACCACCTCCTCCAATGGGTCCAGATGGTATGCCACTAGGTGAGTCACCTGCCATGCCTGACCTGGGACAGATGGTAGAAATAACCAAGATGCAGATTCTTAGCATCCTACGAGACAACAAGATGCGTAATTACCGCATCGAAATTGCTTCTGACTCTATGATCGCTATTGACCAGCAACAACAACAGCAAGAGGGCGTAAACCTTCTTCAAACCGCTGGTAGTTTCTTCGATCAAATGAGAGGTCTCGTAGACCAGTACCCGCCGCTAGCTGAGTTTAGTATCAGCTTCTTTCAAAACATGATTAAGCGTTTTAAGGGAGGCAAAGAAATTGATGGTATCTTTACTAAAGCTCTTCAACAAATTGCGGAGATTGCTAAGGCTAAAGAAGAGGCTGCAAAACAGCCACCGCCACCAGATCCAACCATGCAAGAAGTACAAGGGCGATTGCAAATTGCACAGATAGAGTCGCAAGCTAGGCTGCAACAGGCGCAAATGGAAGCTAATGACAGAGCCGTCCGTAGCCAAATTGAAATGCAAAACCAACAGCTCAAAGCTCAACGTGACCAGCTCGATGCCCAGATAGCTGTTCAAAAACAACAGGCAGATGAATATTTCAAGCAACAAGAGCTAGCCCTTGCTCAGCAAGAGTTGCAAGTTAAGCAGTCAGCTGTTCAGGTTAATATGCTCAAGGTTCAAGCAATGACCCAGAGCGATAGCATGAAACATGAGATTACTCAGGAGAATAACCGTCTCCAGGGTATCCTTAAGGTTCAAGAGCTAGAAGCTAAACAAATGGAGTTCCGACTATCTCAGCAAGAGAAACTCATGGAAGAAAGACGCTTGCAGCAACAGCAGCAACTTGAGGTAATGCAACTGCAAATGGATCAGTTAAAACCGAGTGGCATGATTAACATGGGTGGATCGAGCGGTAGAAAAAGCGGTAAGATTATTACTGACGAAAACGGCAATCCAACTGCAATAGAAGTAACTCATGAAGCTGGACCAAAAGTTAATAAGATTTATCTTGATGAAGACGGAAACCCTTCAGAAATTGAAATAGGATAGTTTATGGCAGATAATGTAGGATATACCCCTGGAACTGGAGCCACAGTAGCTGCTGATGAGATTAGTGGCGTTCTCCATCAACGAATCAAAGTTACACTTGGAGCTGATGGCGTTAATGATGGAGATATCTCATCTTCTAATCCACTTCCAATTACTGCACCATCTGGAATAGCAATATCAGGAACCGCTAATGTAGCCGTTACCAATACTCCATCAGTCACTGTTTCAGGTACTCCAAACGTAAACGTATCAAATACTTCAGTTCCAGTTGCTCCTGCTACTGGAGCTATTTTTGATATAAATGCGGTAGGAGAATTGATAGAGTGTCTTGAGGCAATGCGCCAGTATCAAGTTTCTCTTAACAGAACTATTGGAATGATTATGCCAGATACCTCTGGGCGTATGCGCGTTTTAGTTGACGCTATTACGACAGGACTAACTTTGAGCACTATTACTAACGTAACTTCTGTTAGCACCTTAACGCAGATGGGATCACAACCTGCACACGAAGTTATTTACAGCGCACTTCATATTGGAGCAGATAATCTTAGAAGGAATATAACAGTAAGCTAGGTGATTTATGCCAACAACCAACGGAAATAAAAAGATTCTTGATTTAAAGCGATGGGACTTTTGTACTCCTGCGCCAACTACTGGAGTTGCGGGAGTGTTTGTTGCTCCATTGTTTTGCAACATTCAACAGGCATTTGTGCTTACAGGTTCTGCCAGCGCATCTCTCTATAATGCTCAGGAGGACGCTTACATTAGTTTAGCATCCCCAGCACTTGCAGGTACATTTGGCGCTGGAACTGCTGTAGTTGGAGTTCCGTGGTCTACAGGAGCAAGTATAACTACTGCATCACTAACGGCAACAGGTGGAACGTCAACAACACTTGTTACAAACCAAACTCTCGCTCGTGACTTGCGAGGTTATAAAATCCAAATTCTTGGAGGTCCAGCGGCTGGAGATATTCGTACCATCGCAAGCAATACGGTTGGAGCAAACGCTACAGTTACCGTGACGAGCGCATTTTCAGCCTCTCCTACAGCATCTACAACATATCGGTTGCTGACTCCACGATGGCTCATTATCAACGCAGGTATTCTTGCGGCTGGTATTGCCAAATTCTACGACTATGCAACCAATACATATACAAGCATAAGCCAGACCGGACTTCCCGCTGGTACCGTTGAGGCTACGATGAGGTCTACGAGCTGTTACGTTGGCTCATCGTTTAATCCAATAGCAACCGGAACCTCTACTGGCACTAATACCGTAACCACATTAAACAATACCGGAAAAGCGTGGACTACTAATCAGTTTACTAACTTGCAGATTCGCATTACTGGCGGCGTTGGAGCAGGTCAAATTAGAACGATTGCTTCTAATACAGCTACAGCAATTACCGTATCTGCTAGCTGGACGACCACGCCTGACGCTACATCGACCTATGCGATTGAAGGAAACGACGACCACATCTATTACGTTGGAAGCGGCACCGCTACTATGTACAGATACACAATCTCCACAAATACCTGGACAACTCTTGGTCTTAGTAGAGCAGGTTCGGCTGGCGCAGGAAGTTCACTAGCCTACTTTTTTAAGACTGGAGATTCAGTTTGGGCGAATGAGAGCGCAATTATTGATGGCAGACGATTGTATTCTTTCCGTGGTTCTGGCGGATCAGCATTAGATTATTTTGATATACCGTCTTCAACTTGGGTACAGGTGTCGTACGCTCCTGGCGTTGACACTTTCACAGTAGGTACCTCTTCTGCCTATGACGATGCCTACATTTATATGCAAAAAGAATCTACGGGTCGATGGTTTCGATTTGATCCGGTTTTGAGTGCTATGGAACCGTGGGGAGGAACCACCTATACACAAAGCACTTCGGCAGCAGGAAATCGTGCGTGGATAATTGATTACATCGATGGTGCGACCACCATTAAGTATGTGTATTTCTGGTTAAACGGAACAAACGTAGTGCTTAGACAGTTGGTAATATGATGACGATACAAGAAATAATTGAAATCCTTAATAATAAATTGAGTGGCGTTGGACAACGCAGAAACGATGCGTTTAAGCAGGGAGATTTAGAATTGGTCACTAAATTAGACCTTCAAATTGAAGAGCTTGTAAACACAATCGCAAAACTGCAAAGCGTAGCTTAATATGTTTTTAACCCTGCTACAAAGCCAGGGTGGGCCACCGCCGCCTATTGAGATTGTAGACTCCTCTGACATTCTCAATAAAAGACTTAAGCGCAAAAACGTCCTTACTTCTCAGGAAGAGGAGGCTATTGCCGCACAGCTATTAAAGGCTAGGCAAAAGACCAAAAAGCGTGAAGAAGAAGTCAAAAAGCTAGTCGATTGGAAAAAGCTATTCCTTGATAAGATCAATGGCGTTACGACCGAGGAAGAACTAAACGCCATAGAGATTTCAACGGGATCAGTAGAAGTTACGGCTGCTGTTCTAGCTGAGATTG